CTGCACAATATACAGAATATCCTGAAGGTGGATTTTATGATTGGCATATAGATTCAGATATTAACTGTGCACACGAACCACCAGTTAGAAAAATATCTATGACTTGTTTGTTGTCACCAGAAAATGAATTTGAAGGTGGAGATTTAGAAGTAATGTCAGAAGGTAAAGTCGCAAAACTAAAACAAGGTCAAATAGTATTTTTTGCATCGTTTGTAAGACATAGAGTAAAACCAGTTATTAAAGGTAATAGAAAATCATTAGTAATGTGGTTTGGAGGAACACCGTTAAGATAATGTTTAGAGAACTTCATTTTCCAACACCAATTTATATTGCAGATATAAAACATCCAACTCTAAATAAAGATTTAGAAAGAGATATTATGAATTGGATGAATCAAGATAAAGGGGTCACTAGAACTAATGTAAAAGGTTGGCACTCAACAACGGATATGCATTTAAGACCAGAATATAAAAGTTTAGTGGATATGTTATATGAAGCTCAAAGAACCATTTACGATCAAGAGCATTTAGAAAGTGAGCCTTTCTTAGGCAATATGTGGGCCAACGTCAATCCTCCTGGAGGAATGAATAGAGCTCATCAGCATCCAAACTCATTATGGTCTGGTGTGTATTATGTAAAAGCACCTAAGAACTCTGGACATTTAAAAGTAGATGATCCAAGATCCTCTGCTTCTATGATACGACCAAAACAGAAACCAGGCCAACTGCCACCAAGACTCTATAGAGAAACTCATTATGAACCTATAGATGGACGACTGATTATGTTTCCATCTTGGTTAATGCATTGTGTGGATCCTAATGAATCAAATGAAATTAGAATATCAGTATCATTTAACTTTTTACAGAAAGGTATGTTTGTATGATTGAAGATAGAAAACAATTTGGACAATTATTAAAAGATAAACAATTAAATGGTTATGGTGTAGAGCTTGGTGTTGCTACAGGTCATTTTTCAAATCACATATTAAATACATCATCATTAAAAGTTTTATTTTCAATTGATAGATGGAATGATCATCATACCTATCAAGAGTATGTAAGAGCAGCTAGTATGTTAAGTCAACATCGAGAAAGAAGTGTCATTTTAAAAATGCCTTTTGAAGAAGCAATACATTTATTTAAAGATGAAATATTTGATTTTATATACATAGATGGCTATGCACACACAGGACAAGATGATGGTCGTACCTTAAATGAATGGTGGCCTAAAGTTAAAAAAGGTGGTATATTTGCAGGACACGATTATTCAGTTGAAAGCTGGCCAAAAACTGTAGAACAAGTGGATAAGTTTGCAATTAGTAATAATTTAAAATTAGAATTTACAAAAGAAAATTTTGCATCGTGGTATTGTATAAAATGAAAGTACATAAAGATCAAATCGTATTCAGAGAAAAGCATTTACAAACAGAAAAAGGTAGAATGCTTCAAACTAGAAATGAAAAATGGAAAAAATTAAAAGCTGATATTGAAAAGAATGGAATTATCAATCCTTTAATATGTACTGAAAAAGATGGCAAATATAGATTGTGTATGGGTATGCGAAGATTTATTGCAGGTTGTATATTAGGTATAGAAGAATATGAAATAGAAATTGTACCTGATGAAAAAGTAGATACATTAATGAATGCAACCAGTAAATATATAACTAAACATAAAGATGGGACAGAGATAGCATTATGACATTTCAACAACAAAAATATCAAGTCATTAAAAATGCAGCAAGTTATGAACTTGCTAATTTTGCTTTAAACTATTTTCTACTTAAAAGAGATGCGGTACATTTTATGTATAAAAACAATTTACATTCACAATCTCCAATACTTGGAACTTGGGGTGACACACAAATACCTAACACCTTTTCTTGTTATGGTGATTTTGTAATGGAAACATTATTAATGAAAATGTTACCTGTGATGAAACAACATACTAATTTAGATTTAATTCCAACATACTCTTATGCAAGAGCATATAAAAGAGGGGATAAATTAAGAAGACATAAAGATAGACCAAGTTGTGAGATATCTTGTACGTTAAATCTTGGTGGTGATCCGTGGCCAATATTTATAGATGGTACAGGGGCTAATTCAGTTATTGATGAATATAAAGAAATACATAAACTTGATGCTCCAAAAGGTACAGAAGTATTACTTGATGTAGGTGATATGTTAGTATATTCTGGTTGTGAACTAGAGCATTGGCGAGAACCGTTTCAAGGTAATATATGTGGACAGGTATTCTTGCATTATAACCACGTAAATGGGCCATTTGCTGAAAAAAATAAGTTTGATGGTAGACCTATGTTAGGACTACCATCTTTTGTAAAATAGTACTATAATACAATTACTATGCCATTAAGTAAGCTTATATTTAAACCTGGAATAAACAAACAAGACACAGAATACGGCGCTGAGGGTGGCTGGATTGACTGTGATAATGTTCGTTTTAGATATGGATTACCTGAAAAAATAGGGGGTTGGGAGTCTGCTGTCGGTAATACCTTTATTGGTGTTGCAAGAGATATGCATACTTTTACAGACTTAGATGGTGACTCTTTTGCAGCTATTGGCACAGATAGAAAACTTTATATTTATTTTGATAACAATTTTTATGATGTAACTCCAATACGATTAACTCAATCTTGTAGTTTATCATTCACATCTGGTACAGATACAGTAACAGTAACTTCTGCAGCTCACGGTGCAACGGTTGGTGATTTTGTAACTTTTTCTGGCACAACTGGATTATCAGGAGGAAATATTGATAACTCTGATATGAATGCTGAGTTTGAAATATTATCAACTCCTTCTGTCAACACATTTACAATAGATGTATCAGAGATAAATACACCTGACTTTACAGATACCGCTACAGCAACAGGTGCTTTTCAAATCAATGTTGGAGCAGACGTTGCAACTAGAGGAACAGGTTGGGGTGCTGGAGGTTGGGATTTATTAACTTGGGGTACACCAAGATCTACAGGGGTTGTAACACAAAGATCAAGAATATGGGTTTTAGATAACTTTGGTGAAGATTTAGTTGCAACTATTGTTAATGGTAAATCATATACATTAGATATATCTGCATTTAAAATACCAAGAAATACTAGAGCAACAGAATTAAGTAATGCACCAACACAGTCTAACTTTATGTTAGTATCTCCAAGAGACAGACATTTAATATTTTTAGGAACTGAAACTACGGCAGGAACTCCATCTACTTATGATCCAATGGCTGTATTATTTGGTAATCAAGAATCACTAACAGACTTTACACCAACTGCGGTAAACACAGCAGGGTTTCAAAGATTATCTTCTGGTAATCAAATTGTATCCGCGATTAGAACCAGAGGGGATATCTTAATTTTAACTAATACATCTGCACACTCAATGCAGTTCGTTGGCCCACCATTTACATTTGGTTTTAAACAAATTGGTACTAACTGTGGATCTATAGCAGCACACGCAGCACAAGAAGCAGAGAACGTGGTTTATTGGATGTCTGATGGTGCATTCTTTTTATTTGATGGAGTTGTAAAAGAAATACCGTGTAGTGTTCAAGACTATGTATTTGATGATATTGATAGTGAACAAAAAAGAATTATATATGCAGGAGTTAACCTAGACTTTTCTGAAATCAGTTGGTTTTATCCATCATCAGGTTCAAACACAATTAACAGAGTAGTAACATATAATTATAAAGAACAAGTTTGGACAGTTGGAACTTTAGCTAGAACAACTTGGGCACCAAAAGATATTTTTGCTAATCCTTTAGCAACAGAATACGATGCAAACTCTACAGCTTTAGCACAACCAACTCCGATCTATGGATTAACCGCAGGTCGTTCTACATTATACAATCAAGAAACTGGAACAAACGCGGACGGCGCAGCGATGACCGCTTTCATTACTTCAGGAGATATTGATATTGTTGATGGAGATAATAATATGTTTGTTAGACGTTACATACCAGACTTTAAAAATCAATCCGGAGAAGCTGAAATGGTTTTC